ATTATTAACAAAAGAATGTGAAGATAATGATATAAAATAACTATCAGTATTTGAAATAGATGAAAATGGATTAAATGATATCGGGGTATAAGAAGTTGCTAACTTGACACCAGTGCTATTTGCTTGAATAGCATAGTAATATGAATTATTTGCTAAGTTTACAAGAGCAGTATTTCCACTTGATACTATATAGCGCAATACATCTCCATTAGCAAATGTATTTGTGTTTATTGTTATAAATTCTTCTACATTATTCACATCTGTATTAGCATTAAATGTTTTTAAATTATATGTTGCTGAAAGTTGAACACCAGAAGAATTTGAACCACACACATAATAAAAAGAATTATTAGATAAACCACTAATAATAGTATTTCCAGGAGCACACACATACTTTATCATATCACCATTTGCAAAAGCTTTATTATTAGATGAAGATACTACATTATTAGCTAATTTTATAAAACTAGAAGTATTAATTATATCAGTGTTGGGATTAAAATATATTGTTTTATCATTCGGAATATAATTTATAACATCTAAATTGTGTTTCATAATTTCTGTGTTAGATAATGTAAAACTTTTAAATGTTGCAGATTGACCAGTAGTATTTGTACCAACAGTAATTGAAATATTTGAACTAAGGGAGTATTTTGATCCACCTGAATTTATTGAAAAATCAATATATCCATCTGTAACATCATAAGAATCCGTTATAACACCACTAAGTTCTGTTGTTGCAAACGAAAATACAGAGTTAACTATATCACCAACAGGTTGATTTGGTGATCCGTAAGTAATTAAAATACTTTCAGGCGAACCAAGAACTTTAGCTGATTTAACAACACTAATATTATCAGTTATCAAATTCTCATTTATTGCAAAATTGCCAATGACATCAGTAATATATAAAACTTGAATACGTTTATCATCAATGTATATTTTCTTATATTCTCTAACATAAGCAGTAGCACCTGATACAACTCCAGTAATATAAGAATTTTCATATAAATTATTGTCAAACTCGTCTGATATTTCGATGTATTTAGGTTCTACCCAAATGCCATCGGAAGATTTTAATATATCATTTGAAGGAATATATATATTAATTTCTTCATTAAACAATAATCTGAATAATAATCTTATTCCTTCATTTGATCCTTTTGATCTATAAAGATCTAATATATGTTTTTGAAGAAATTTAGTATCTCCTAAAATATTTTTAGGAAGATTTGCAAAATATTTCTTTTCGAAATGTTCTACAAAAGCATTTGGCGTCGTATCAATATCTCTAATATTGAACAACTGTCTTGATTTGTTAATAGTATATCCGCTTTGTTCCATCCACTCATAATATGCTTTAACAAATGCAATAAAATTTTCTCCTTCTTCTCTGTAAAAAGAAGGAAATTGTTTTTCAACAAGATTTGATATTGTTTGTGTTACTTCTGTTATATTCATTGTATTACAATTGGACTTGTAGTAATATTAATATCTTCTGAATTTATAAGTAAAAATGTATTTTTATCTATTATTATATCTTTACTTAATAATTTAGTATTCAATTTAATGTGGTTTCCTGAATAACTATAAATGTTAACATTAATATTAACATATCCGGTATAATAATCAATGCTTCCTGCATTATCATTTAATACTACTCGCATAATTTCATTATTTACACTAACGTCAGTATAAACTTTTATTATTCCTAATCCATCATCACCTAAATATGCATTATAAATTGTATTTGAAGATTCATATTTAAACAATGATGATTGAAATGCTAAATCGTGACCTTGTGGCGTAGCATAAAGAAACTTTTCATGATAAATTTCATTATTATAAGAAAAGTTTATATTACTTAATTGATTAGCATTAGGCGACCATCTTTTGCTCATCTTTATACTAGTATCATTGCCTATAATGCTAGCATCTGACATGTCAATTGCATTCAAAAGCTTAGAATATGACAAATCAGTACCAAATCCAGTAATGTATGTATTTCCAAAATTAATAATAGACTGTTTTACTGATGTTTTAATTTGATTTGATTCTAAATTTGTTAATGATGTATTATACTTCACATTACTGTTAATTATAGTATAAAAGAATTCTGGATCTACGATTAGTGGTTCAATCGTAAGATTTTTTAATTTAAGATAATTTATAATTTGTTGTTTTAATGAATTCGATATTATAGCTACGTTACCATATGCTTTACATGAAATAGCAACTTTGCCATATTTTGGTGGATTCATTTGTTCACCGCCATATGCATTAACTGCTTGTATTTGTGGAAATTTATCTTTTACTAAAGTAATATAATCTTCCGCAGTAATTGCTCTATTTTGAGTTGCAAAAAATCTAGGAGCATTAAATTTAATATCATCAATATTTTCACGCTCTGATCCATAAGAACTTGTAGTTACAGTAGTAGCAGTGATATTAGAATATCCATCTATGTTTACTGTTTTACTAAATTTATAAGCGCCGTTTGCCTTATCACCAACAGTATCTCTATACTGTACTTTTATAAAATTTCCAGTTTCCAAAAGTTTACCGGTAATGCCATTGCCAAACGTTAATTGATATTGATCTTTGCTATATCCATCTACAAAGAATACATTTGATGTGGAAGATAATCCATATAATGAATATGCTCTAGTATATGGGTATGAAATAGTATCAGTGTTTGAAAGAAATACGTGTACTTCAATAGATCTGCTATCTATATTATTTGAACTCAATTTAAAGTTTGCATTGCTATTAATTACATTAAAATATTCGGTTACCAAATTTCCTTCATATAATTTTGTATTAGCAGAAGAATATACACCATTATTACTAGTAATCATTATATCTTCACTAACTAAGAAATTATATGTTGTTTGATCTATTGATGTAGTAAATTTATAATTTTTTGGTATAACAATATTATCTGGTGCATCTAATCCCGTATTGATAGTTATGTTAACTAAAGCTTCAGCAGACGTTTTTGATCTAGGAAGATAGTTTAACTCTTTTGCGTGCGACACAGCAGATTCTTTCAATTGAGCTGTGTCTAAAAACATTTCGCTTCCAACCATGTTAAGATAAAAATTATTCATGTATGTGTTATAAGAAAGCACATCTAAAAGAACACTTATATTTGAACCATCAAAATCATAATCACTAAATTGTGATTGGCCTTTTAGATAATTTTTCAAATTTTGTTTGATTGCTGCAAAATCTAATTCAGCAGTTGAAAGAAAACTATTGTTTGCCATTATCTTACTCTATTTAGAATTACGTTTAATTTTTGCATATCTGGATTATTTAATATAGAAAATAAAATAGATAGATGATATAAGTTATCGTCTGGCACCGCAGTTACATATACTTCTATTAAATTAACTCTAGGTTCAAAGTTTTTTATAGCTGCTTCAACAATTGTTTTAATATAAAATTCAGTGTCTTCTGATATGTTTTCAAATAATGTTCTTCTTATGCCGCCTCCAAATTTGGGATTAAAAAATCTTTCTCCAGGATCCGTAAGTATAATATTTTTTATAGATGTTTTTATAGCATCAACATCATCTAATGAATACAAATCACCTTTTGCACGATTATTTAGTCGCACATCTAGATTTGTGTATATGTCTTTGTATCTTGCATTCATCTCTTATTTATAATGATGTTTGTGCGGTTCTTAAAAACTGAGGAGATATTCTTTGAAGATCATTTCCTACAGAAGATGCAGTTCTCCAACCAGAAGAAAATACATTTGTAGAAAATGGTGATTTGATATCGTTGATCAATCCTGCTGAAGCAGCAATTTGAAACGGAATTGCGTTATCACTTCTTCTTGGTTCAATGTTAGATGTAGCAGCAACACCAAGAAGACTTGCGATAGTGGCTGCTTTATTATTAATCATATTTCCTAATGCACCTGTAGTAGGTGGCGTTGCAACACCGATTGTTATTCTAGATATCATAGACGCAAGTGATATTGCTCCACCTAAAGATGCAAAGTTTTGCATCTGAAATGACTGCAACCCAGAACCAGAAATGCTTGAAGGATATGTAGCAATTCTTCTGCAAAACATTTGATCTACTGACATTCTAGGTGTCATACCTTCACCAAAAAATGCACGGCCGGCAAAAGACGGAGGTTGCATAAGAGGATTGTTACAAATAACTGATGGAGGAAGTCTTTGGCCCATATTAAGTTCTGTCATAGTAGAAGATGTTACTCTTCCTCCCGTCATTGAAAGAACACCGGCCGCCGGCCCAATATTACCAGGACCTTCTATTGATGATACAGAAGAAGAAATTATTGAGACGTCAGAAATAAGATTTAATACTTCATCATCTATTTTTGATAATTGTTTATTAATATCTCCACCTTTATTAGAAGTAGTTGCAATACTGGAAACTTCTGATATCTGTGAAGAATAATTAGCAGTATTTCTAATTTTTTTATGTAAAGAATATAATGATCCTGCTACAGGAGTTAGTGAATATATTCCTTGATTTGATATGATTGTGCTTGTATTTAATGCCGAACTTTGTAAAGAATTTAATTGAGCAATAACAGTAGGCAATAAAGATATTTTAGCAGCAGTTCCTCCTGGATAAGAAGGATTTTTAAATGCAGATGTTATAGAAGAAGTAACAGCCAATTGTGATGCTAAATCTTGAATAAGATCATATACTATAGATGTGCCTGGAAAAGAAGTAACAGAACTAGAATTAGCAAATATTGCCGATGTTGTTAGTAAATCATTTCCAGAATATCCTAACATTTGTGCAGCTTGTAATGGCCCGTATATATTAGTAAGTGCTCCTGCTTTTGTAGAAGAAAATGCAGCAACACTTAATAAAGATCCATAATTGCTTCCTTGATTATCAGCAGTAGATATGACTTGTGGATATGATGTGCTAAATTGTTTTGTTAAGGATGATAATCCATTAGCTAAATATCCAATTTTATATAAATCATTCAATGAAAGTATAGCAATGGGTTCTCTGATTAAATTTGCATCAGCTAATTCCGGAATATTTGTTACTTCTGAAATATATTTTAGATCTTCATAATTATCTATAGTAACTAGAACATATAAAAAATCTTCTAATACATCCTGTGGTACAGCACCGTATGATGCAAATTCCATTGATTTTTTTATTAAAAGTTCTTTTTCAAAATCAGTGAGATAATAATTTGTTCTTATATTTCTTGGTTGATTATTAGGAATTAATGTTTTTAATGATAAAGCTGTGTCTATGATATTAAACGAATTAATCACTGCAGTATTAAAACTTTGTGTGGAACTTTTATATTCATTATCACTAGATGGCCCAGATTCATGGAATATATTTTTTTGTTTAAGAGCACTAGTATCTTTATTAATTACTATTCCGTCTGTCATATTACACAAACCCCATATTTTTTAATCCTTGCTGTGCATAAGATAATTGAATTCCGGATATTTTAGTACTACACGAAGGTTCTGAGCACGTCCATACTTCTTTTGAACCAGAAGTTCCTATAGGAGCAGCTTCAACATGAATATGTATAGTGCCTTGATGATTAGCTTCCAGAAAACATCTATCATATGGAAGATTTTCTACTATCCATTTTGCTATCATAGCTATTTCTGCATGATCTTTTCCAGCTGTACTTATATCTACAGCCTTTCCAATATAGTGTCTAGAACCACCGGCTCCAAGTCTAATTCCATGTGTAAGACGTAATGATGAACCAAATTTTTCAATTAATGGATCAATAATATTGTAACTAAGATGCAATACATTTTCTAGAATTTCTTTTCTAGAATATCCCATTTGATTTGTAGGAAGACTTCCTAAACCTGGAAAACTGCCAATAGTAACATTTCTTGATATTTTTTCATTTGTATTGTATATAGATTCTATAGTTCCAGTGTAAGGTGATTGAACTGCCTTTGTCTTATTTCCAGAACCATCATATCCAATATTAGAACTATCTAATACCTGGTCACCATCAGCACCTTTAGAATATAATGATCCTGCTGATGTATTAAGTCTTGCACGAGCCTTAGCATTTGAATCAGGTATATCTCCTTCATTCTCGTATATAGACATGTCATGAGCAGACATCTTATTTGCATTTAAAATAAATCCAGGTGATTCTCTTTCAGACGTCATATTATCTATGATAGTATTTGCATCAGGATATTCTGGTTCCAATGGAGATTGTAAATCAGGAACACCACGCGGTGTTGTAGTTTCCACAACTCTAACTGAAGTAACTGAAGCACTTGCTTTATTAAGATCAATAGTAGAACCTCTCATATCAATAGCACCAGTAGAATTAACATCTATGGTTCCGGAAGAATTGATTCTAGTAGTGCCACTTAAAGTTTGTAATTGTCCAGTTGCACTTAAATTAATGCTGTTAGATCTAATATCAACTTCACTAGTTGAATCTATATATGTAGTTGCTTTTGACGACATTACAGTAGAACCACCAGATCTTAATGCAAGTGTATCTGCAGCTTCTATTGAAATATCATCTTTGGAAGTAATATATAAAGCATTCTTTGTTGCTAGTGTAGTATCATCAGTAGATATTAAAGATAATTTTCCAGATTCTACTTCATATGTAGAATCTTCTTTTGAATTAATATACACACTTTTTTGAGACATAAGTTGAATATCTTGACCTGTATGTATTGACATAGACTTACCTATATCATATCTAGAATTTCCTACTACTTGTGTTCTTCTATCACCTGCAATAGTTTCTCTTAAAATTCCACCTGTCGTAGTCGTAATATCTTTTACTACTTCTGTACTTTTAGCACCATCAATAGATTCAGAAAATGAACCACTGACATCTAATACCATATCTCCACCAATATTCATAAACATATTCTGTCCAACATTGAATGACATGCTTCCTTCAGTCTCAATAGTAATATCACTTTTTCCTACTAGTACAAGTCTTCCTTGAGCAGATACTACGCCATCACCTTTACTTGAATGAACACCAAATCCTTTTTTTCCAGTAGGCATTAGAAATATAGAACCATCAACATCAATAATTATCTGAGCACCTGAATGATGAATAATCTCAATACTTTCAGATCCTGCAGTGCCATTAATAGCTATCCTATTTCCAGTAGATGTAACCCAACCTACAGTATCTTCAGCACTTCCTACACCAGTCGCAATTCCAGTTCCAGGTCCAGTAAATACTTCAGTAGAATCACTTTGCTTTCCACCTTTCTTTACTGCTACTTCATAGGTATTAAAAGGAGAAGAACTTAAACTACTCCAACTTGAACCTACAGATAATCCATCACTTTCACGATTCACAATTCCTTTGGAATCTGATTTTTCGTCATTAAATCCATTTACACTCATTTATTTACCCACAATAATTAAAGTATGAAGCATATACTATTTGATTAAGAATAGGATGATCACTTGTTATTTTAGCAGTATCAGAAAATTGAGCTACATTTTTCAATATATTGTATAATGTTATTTTCTGTCTTTCAGTCATATAAAATTTACCAATTCTTTTATTTTTTTCATTAATGAAAGTATCATCTCCGCCTATCAATGTTACTGAAGCATAATCCGGATTTGGTTCAGAATTTTTATAGATTGTTCCATCAATTGATAATATAAAATTAGAATTGAATTCTGATATATTTACAGATTCATTTCTAAGAGTTCCTGATATAGAAAATTCTATATTGATAGATCTAGCAACGTACATAGGACCTACTATTTCCATTATCTACGCTCTCCACTTACACTAGAAATTGGAGTATATTTTATTGTGTTATATACTTTATTAGCTTTTTCAAGTCTTCCTGGAAATGTACTGTCATTAGTATCAACGTATGATCCTTTGAAGCATCTTGGTCTTAAAAAGAAAACCATGCCAATAGTTGCTTCATATACGTTTCTTGCAGCCATTATTCTTTTAAATGCTCTTTGTTCAGTTGTCATAAATTCATTCCACATATATGATATCTGCTGATCTAATGTAGGAGTAGGTCCATATTGTCTAAACAAAGCAGTAAGTCTATCATATTTACCTCCTCTCCATTGACATATACCATAAGATCTTTCACCAGCATCATTTGGATTATTTGCATTAGGATTGCAATTACTTTCTTCTAGAATATTTCCTAATATTCCAGATACTTGTGCATGTACATTACCTCCAGATTGCCCACTTTTTTCAATTAAATCCCTAATCATATTATATGTTTTCTCAACATTACTAGTACCAGGAATATTAAGAGTAGCAGAACCGGTTCCTGGATTTGATAATGTAGATTCTCCATCAGTAGCAGAGCCAGAAACACCATATTCATATCTTCCATTATAACTTTGAGCATATGATGATGAATTGATTCCTCCATCAATAACACCTATAATCACTGGTTGTTGACAATCATCGCCATCAGCAAAAAAACCAAAAACCCAAGTTCCTGGCTTTATTCCATGTGATAAACTTCCGCCTGAAGTATGTCCTCCAGTAGTAGGATATAACACAAGAGCTGGAGGCAAATCACCATCTGACACATTTGTTATATCATCGGTTCTATGTATTCCAAATACTCTTACACGAACTCTATTTTTATCACCATAACTATCTTTTACTACACCGATAAACCACTTGAATTTATCACCATAAAAATCATCATTTCTCATTGTGGTCCACCAAATGTAGGAGAAACTGGCGAATCAATCTTTAATAAACTATTTTCAAACAATGTATTAACATAAGAATCTTTATTTACTCTAAGTACAGTTGAAGTTTCACCGCTTGTTCTAATTATATTTTTAATTTCAGTTATTATATAATGTCCTGAAATATACTTATCTTGTTCAACAGCATTAAAGCCATGAACGTCTGCAATATTAAGATATATCAAATCTCCAGGACACAAATTAAGATCAGTGTGAATACCAACATATAAATCTATTTGATTATATGCAATCATTGAACGCATTGCTTTTCCAAATTTATCTCTAAGACTAGGTTGATTTAGATCGTCATAATTATTGATCTCGTATCTTACTCTTCCTGATGTTTCAGCCAAATCATCATTTGATATAATATCATCAATATAATTTTCTGTGTTTAATTTTCCTACATGAAGAGAATTAAAAGTGTCTTTTATAGTAGTTTTTGTTATTTTAAAATCTTTTTGAAGCATATTGATTTCAACATATTCATTCTCAATATATCCACCAATGATTTTTTCCAGTCCTGCAAATCTTTTGTTATATTTTAAATCTAATATAGCTTTGTTTTCTTGAAAACCTCTAGCACTTAAATTTTTATATAAATCAGGGCTATTTCTTATTGATTCAATATTTGATAGATAAAAATATGGTTCGTTTCTACTATTATTTAATGCAACAGCATCAACGTTTCCTCTATATGTTGGCTTTTGTAAAGATTTGAATATAAACCCTGGAGTTATTTCAGATGTTCCGCCACCGCCTTCACGTATGTTTGTAGCATCTAAATTACCACCATTCATACTTTCAAAAAATACGTGTGTATAATATTTTTCTGGATCAGTAGACACTGCAAATTTACAAAGCCATTTAATAGCAGCAAAAGGCCTTAAGTTTGGAATAATCAAATCTCTAGTTTTTTTAGTGTCAGTATATATAGTAATTTTTTTATCAGACTTGAGATAATTAGTAAGAACAGAGGATATCATATTTTCTATATTATCTTTATAAGCATGTGATACTTTTGTTTTTGCATTTTCAAAAGCTTCATAACTATCCAATTGAATTAGATAAGTCATAGATCTAGCAGCATCATCAACTATTAATTTTTCAATTCCTGATACTATAAACTTAAGTCTTCTTCTTTTACTTCCATAAGCATCCATATCAGAATCTTGATCTAATATTATTTCTACAATTTCTTCTCCGGATATAGGATAATTTCCAATTAGATTGACTAAATCGTGTATAGCTAAAGTAGCTCTCATGATAGGAGAGAAAACAGATTGATATACTACCAATTCTATCACTTGAGGTAGAATACTCATCTTATCAGTATTATTAAATTTCGTCATCTGAATATCTAGTATTCGCGCCGAAAATGGATTATTACTTCGAATCATTGATTGAATGTCTTAGATAATTCATTTATTATTTGTGGAAGATATGAATAAGAAAGTAAATTCAATGATCTTTTAGAATCATTTAACTCAGTTTCATAATCATAAACACTAACTAATGACCAACCAGATCTTTCTTCTGTTGACAATGCGTTA